ATCATTAGCGGAAGCCCGTAAGCAACCCGTTGGCAGACCAAGAGGGGATGCAAGCGCGATAGAGGAATTTAAGGCGAGGCTCATGGCATCTCCTAAATCCCGTAAGGTGTTAGACTCCATACTGGATGCGGCGTTAGATGATGAACATAAAAACCAAGCAGCAGCGTGGAAGCTGTTGGTCGATAGGATGCTTCCGATGTCCTACTTCGAGAAAGATAAGGCGGGGTCTTCTCGCCCTTCTGTTAACATTACAATCTCCGGTGTGGGCGAATCAGTGTCTATTGCCGGTTCAGATGACATCGTGGATGTCGAGGATTACAATGGCTAATTTATCAAATATACAATTAGAAAATTTGCGTAAAGCACTATTGCAACGTGAGTCCTCTAACAACTACCAAGCTAAAAATAAACTAGGATATATCGGTGGTTATCAGGTAGGAGCAGCTACGTTAGAAACCCTTGGCTATTTAAAAAAAGGTGCTAGTAAGCTAGGCAACAAAGCTGTTAATGATTCTACTAACTGGACTGGTAAAGGCGGTTTAAAGAACGTCAATGATTTTTTGAATAGCCCTGAAGCACAAGATAAAATATTTGCAGAGAACATTAAATTTAACCAGCGCGTGTTAAAAAACAAAGGGGCTATCTCTGATGATACTTCCCCTGAAGATTTAGCTGGTTATCTAGCGGCTTCACATTTATTAGGAGCCGGAGGTGCTTCTAAAGATTTAACAGCTACAGATGCTAACAACGTATCTGGTGCTAAGTATTTTGATCTAGGTAAACAGGCTGTTATAGCTTCTGCTGGTGGTGGTGTCGATATTACAGCACCTATTCCAATGCCTGACCTCGCTAACAAAGAGGATATTAAAAAAGCGCAAAAAGCTTTAGGCGTTACTGCTGATGGTATCTGGGGGCCTAAAAGCCAAACAGCGTGGGAAGGTATAAACGAGTTATTTGCTCCTGAGCCTGATGATGCAAACCCATACCAACTGCCTTCCCCTAATGAGCAAAGAATGCAGTTTGCCCAGATAGACCCACGCAGGGTTGACGCAGTTCCAGACTATGAGCAAATGGCTAGAGTGATGCCTCAAGAAACTCAGTACGCGACAATGGAAGATTTGTTAGCCGACAGAGACTTGATGGGTCGCTCCTCATTCACATGAAAACCGCCAGAATCCTAGTAGCGCTTTCTATTAGTATTTTGGCGGGATGTTCTGCTTTAAGCGCACTTGTGCCCGGCATGGGTGGTGGAACAAACGTCGCTGCCAACACTCAGGTGGGTAAAGAGAATAACCAGACTGGTGTCCAAGTCGGTGACGTAAAAGAAAACAAAGTTGAGGCGCAACAAATCGGTAAGCTGTCGCAAGCAGAAACCGCCATTGACGCCGCCAACGTAACCATCAACAGTTTACCACCTTGGGTTCTGTTGTTAATCATCCTAGGCTGGATTCTCCCTAGCCCAATGGAAATATACAGGGGACTGATAAACGCTATCAAGGGTAGTATAAGCTATTCGTTCGGTGGTGTCATAACCCTTGTTAACCTTATAAGAGGTAAGTGATGTTAAAAATAATCCTGATAATCTTCTCATTAACCCCCAACGGTGAAGCAACCATTCTGGGCAAACATGAGGTAAAGACGTTGGATGAGTGTGTTGTTAAAGCTACATACGTCAACTCAAACCCAGAAAACCCCTACAACGCTGCATGTTACCCTATAGAGATTAAGGCGAACCTGTGAGTGATTTAAAGATTGAATTACTCCCGTGGCAGAAGAAGGTGTGGGCTGATGAGACTCGCTTCCATGTGGTAGCGGCTGGTCGGCGCACAGGCAAGAGTAGGTTGGCGGCTTACCGCTTAATCGTTGAGGCTTTACAAAGCCAGAGAGGGCATGTATTTTATGTTGCTCCTACGCAAGGTCAAGCTCGTGACATCATGTGGCAAGTCCTGCTTGAGGTTGGTCACTCTGTCATTACAGGTAGCCATATTAACAACTTGCAGATTAAGCTTATCAATGGGGCAACTATTAGTCTCAAAGGTGCTGATCGGCCTGAAACGATGCGGGGTGTTTCGCTAAAGTTTCTGGTACTTGATGAGTATGCAGATATGAAGCCAGCGGTGTGGGAGCAAATCCTTCGACCTGCTCTGGCTGACTTGAAGGGGAGAGCGATGTTCATTGGTACGCCGATGGGTCGTAACCACTTCTATGATTTATACCAATACGGTTTAAAAGGAACCGATGAAACCTTCCAATCTTTCCACTTCACTTCGTTTGATAACCCGCTACTTGACCCTAAAGAAATTGAGGCAGCTAAGAAAAGCATGTCCTCATTTGCATTCCGGCAGGAGTTTATGGCATCTTTCGAGGCAGCAGGTGGGGAGTTATTCAAAGAAGAGTGGATAAAGTTTGACGAGGAGGAGCCTGATGATGGTGACTTCTACATCGCGGTTGACTTGGCTGGCTTTGAGGCTGAGGGGTCTGTTGGTGTTAAGAACTCTAGGCTGGACAACACTGCCCTAGCTATTGTAAAAGCCAACGAGAAGGGTTGGTGGGTGGCAGAGATCATCTACGGCAGGTGGGATGTCAAGGAAACAGCCAAGAAGATATTCGATGCTGTTGCCAAGTACGAGCCTGTGGCTGTCGGAATTGAGAAGGGTATCGCTAAACAGGCGGTTATGCCCTACATGACCGACATAATGAAGAGAACCCAGACATTCTTCAGGGTTGACGAGCTAACACACGGTAATAAGAAGAAGACAGATCGTATTGTGTGGGCGCTGCAAGGGCGTTTTGAGAATGGCTACGTCAAACTCAACAAAGGTGATTGGAACAACGAGTTCCTAGACCAATTATTTCAGTTTCCAAACAAGCTAGTACATGATGACTTGCCTGACGCACTGTCTTACATCGAGCAACTTGCAAAAGTAGCCTATGTTTTTGACTTTGAAGAGGAAGAGTACGAGTACTTAGACACAATTTCAGGATATTAACATGGATGACGATAAGAAATACGGCGACCAGAAGGTTGAAAGTTGGGTTATCGATAAGGTAGACCAATGGCGCGACCACTATAGCGCTAACTACGAGCAAAAGTTTGACGAGTATTACCGTCTTTGGCGTGGTATCTGGTCAGCAGAGGACAAGACCCGCGATTCAGAGCGTTCACGTCTCATCTCACCAGCCCTCCAGCAAGCCGTGGAGTCATCTGTCGCTGAGGTGGAGGAGGCTACCTTCGGTCGTGGTAAGTGGTTTGACATTCGTGATGACCGCAATGACCAAAACCCTCAAGATGTCGCCTATTTGCGCGAACAACTGTCTGAGGACTTTCAGTTTACCAAGACTCGCAAGGCTGTAGCCGAGTGTATCCTCAACGCCGCTGTCTACGGTACTGCTGTAGCCGAATTGGTGCTTGAGGAAGTCAAGGAGATGAAGCCAGCCACGCAGCCTATCATGGATGGGGCGATGCAAGCGATTGGTGTTAACATTGAAGACCGTGTGGTTGTCAAGTTACGCCCAATCCTGCCACAGAACTTCCTGATTGACCCTGTAGCCACCTCTATTGAGGATGCTTTGGGTGTTGCGATTGACGAGTTTGTTCCTAAACACCAAGTAGAGATTGGAATTCAAAATGGTATCTATCGGGATGTTGATCTTGAGTCTGCCGATACTGATTCAGACATTGAAGCAGACAAAGAGCTTACCTCTTTTGACGAAGATAAGGTTAGACTAACCAAGTATTACGGTCTTATCCCACGAAACCTCTATAACGCTGCGATTATGGAGGATGATGAGGATGACGAGCTATCCAAAGAAGTCAAACCTGAAGAAGGTGAAGACGAAGAGGACGAAGGCTACGTTGAGGTAATTGTTGTTATCGCCAACGGTGGTCAACTGCTCAAGATCGAAGAGAACCCCTACATGATGCAGGATCGCCCTGTTGTGGCTTTCCCTTGGGACGTAGTACCCTCTCGCTTCTGGGGTCGTGGTATCTGTGAGAAGGGCTATAACAGCCAGAAGGCTTTGGATGCTGAGCTTCGTGCCCGTATCGATGCCCTAGCCCTCACTGTCCACCCAATGATGGCTATGGATGCCTCTCGTATGCCTCGTGGGGCTAAGCTAGAGATTCGTCCCGGCAAGACAATCCTCACTAACGGCAACCCTGCTGAAATCCTCCAACCATTTAAGTTTGGTAACCTAGATCAGGTGACCTTTGCTCAGGCTGGTGAGTTGCAGAAGATGGTTCAGATGGCTACTGGCGCTATTGACGCTGCTGGCATCCCCGGAACTATCAATGGTGACGCTGCTGCTGGTGCTGTGTCCATGTCGATGGGTGCAATTATCAAGCGCCACAAGCGTACCCTGATTAACTTCCAAGAGTCTTTCCTAATCCCTATGATTGAGAAGACAGCGTGGCGTTACATGCAGTTTGACCCTGAGCATTACCCTGTCAGCGATTATAAGTTTATACCTTCATCATCTCTGGGTGTTATTGCCCGTGAGTATGAGGTTACACAACTTGTACAACTGTTGCAGACGCTTGGTCAAGATAGTCCAATGTACCCAATGCTGGTTACAGCGGTTATTGACAACATGGGTCTGTCTAACCGTGAAGAGATTATCGCGCAGATGGCTGAGGTGTCTAAGCCTGACCCACAACAGCAGCAAATGCAACAACAGCAGATGCAAATGCAGATGCAGACAATGCAAGCGCAACTTGAACTTATCCAGTCTCAAGCGATGGAAGCCCAAGCCCGTGCTCAGAAGTATGCGGTTGAAGCCCAACTTGAGCCAGAGGTCGTTAAGGCCAAAGTTGTCGCAGCTATCTCTACT